AACAAGTGCAAAGATAACAGCAAATGCAGTTACAGCAAATGAGATAGCTGCTAATGCAGTCACAGCAACACAAATACAAGCAAACGCAGTAACAGCAGCCAAGATAAATGCAGATGCAGTTACTGCTGATAAAGTTGCAGCTAATGCGATTGTTGCAGCTAACATTGTCAGTGGAACAATAACAGCTACTCAAATGGCAGCAGATTCTATTGGTGCAGACCAAATTATAGCAAATGCAGTGACAGCAGATGCAATAGCTTCAGGCACAATTACAGCTACAGAGATAGCATCAAATACAATTACTGGTACACAAATTAATGTTGACACTTTAGATGTTAAACATTTTGCAGATGTGAGTGCAGATATTATTTCACATACAGGTTCAGCAGTTCCTTTATCAACTTTTGCTAGTGCTTTTCAAAGAGGTTCAACAAACTTTACAAACATAACAACAACAACAGGAACTTATTTAAGTTCATGTGTAGTAGATGATGTTAGAGATGGTGCTTCATATCAAGCAATTTGGACTGGTGTTTATGGTGACTGTACAAATGGTGTTTTGGAATACAGTGTAAATGGTGGCTCTACATATACTCAAGCAGCAGGTGGTATACAAAATGTTACTATGGCAGTAGGAACATTTAGAACTTATGTTTTTGCTTATAATGGAACTATCTCAGGACTATCAACATCAGGAACAAACGCCAATAAGGTATATTGGAGAGTAAGATGGATAACAAAACTAAGAAGTACATATCAATCACTTTATGTATTTATAGATAACACTCAATAAAATGAACACAATAATAGAATACACAACATACAAAACTGCAACAGGAGAAGTCTTAGAGAGTGGTGCAACAAATGTGCAACTATCTGAAATACCTTTACAAGAAGGACAGTCAATAATAGAAGGCATTTATGAAGTTGAAGCATATAAAATTATTGATGGTGTGGCAGTAGAACAAACAATAGATTTTTGGAATTCTGTAAGAATAGAAAGAAATACTTTATTAACAGAATCAGACTGGACACAAATGTCTGATAGCCCTCTAACAGATTCTAAGAAAACAGAATGGTCAACTTATAGACAATCTTTGAGAGATTTACCAACCTCTAATTCTAGTGCATCATCATATGACGATGTAACATTTCCTAGTGAGCCAAGCTAATGGATGCTGTAGTTCAATTAATTAATGAAGTTGGTTTTCCAATAGCAGCAGCTATAGGTCTTGGTCTATTTATATGGAAACTAATTAATAAGATTATTGATGGTATGGAAACCAAAGTAGATGTTCTTGATGAAAAAGTATCTGCACAAATATCTGAAATAGAACAAAGATTAGGTCAAAAACTAGATTCACAACATGGAATATTGGTAGCATTAATTGATAGAGTGCGTTCTGTAGACAATGAGATTATTAGACAAGACACTCTTTTGAAGACTATACTAGGTGTACCACAACTTATGCACACCGATAGGTTGGCAAAGGCGGATAGAGATGACCAAAGGAAAGATTAAAAGAAAAGTAGGCAGACCAAGTAAAGCTGATTTGCTTAGAGAAAAAAGAGCAGCAGAAAACTATAAAGTTTTAGTTGGTGTTCTTTTGATTGGTGCAATTCTTTTTATTGGTATATTTGTTCAAAATATAAAAGCAGACCAAATAGTACATAAGTTTAAATCGCCTTCATTTAATGGTGTAAACACCTCAAGTCATTATCTTACGATTGAGAATCAAGAGTTTAACCGTAGAAAAGTAATTAAAGATGAAATCAAAGCTGCTATTGAAGAAGCAGAAAGAGATAAAGAGAACTCAACAGTACAAAGATTTATTAGAAACTTTGAAAGCAGGGTATATGCAGAATTAAGCAGACAGCTTATCGCTAATTTATTTGGTGAAACGCCACAAGACAGTGGCACTATATCATTAGAAGGAAATACTATAGAGTATTCATCTGATGGTTCATATTTAACACTTAAAATAACAGAAGCAGATGGCACAGTCACAGAAATTACAATTCCTATCGGTTCTTTTACTTTCTAGTTGCTCTATATTTGACCAATACGAAGATACATACGAACAAAGATTTAAAGAACATGATGTAGTTAGAATTGATGAACTTCATTCTAAAGAACTAGCTAATGTTAAAAAACCTATAGTTCAACCTATAGTAGCTGTTTATCCTTCAGCATTTACAGACCAAACTGGACAAAGAAAAAGTAATAGTGAGTTTGCTTTATTTTCTACTGCTGTTACCCAAGCACCCTACACATTATTAATAAGAGCATTAAAACATTCTAGTAATGGTGAGTTCTTTAGAGTTGTTGAAAGAGTTGGTCTAGATAACTTAACTAAAGAAAGACAATTAATACGTTCAGCAAGAGAACAGTTTGCAAAAGAGGGTGAAGAAAAAAACGTACCACCACTGCTATTTGCAGGTGTCTTGTTAGAAGGTGCTGTAATAAGTTATGATAGTAACTTGTCAACTGGTGGAGTTGGTGCTAGGTATCTAGGAATAGGTACAAGTATGCAATACAGAGAAGACAATATAACAGTTAGTCTTCGCATGGTATCAGTTGCAACAGGTGAGATACTTATAGAAGTGTTGAGCCAAAAAACCATATTTAGTTATGGTAAGTCAGAAGATGTTTTTAGATTCATAGAAATGGGTACTGAACTTGTTGAGGTGGAATTAGGAAATTCACGCAACGAGTCAACAACGATTGCTCTGATGAAAGCTATTGAAGGTGCAGTCTTAGAACTAATAAATATCGGTTACGATAGGAGTTTTTGGAAACATGAAGAAACTAAAATTAATGAGCCTGAGTGTGATGCTGATTGCATTGCCGACATTCGCGGCTGACAACGAAATATATTTAGACCAAAGTGGTACAACTTTAAATCTTGATATAGAGCAACTAGGCATATCTAATATTATTGGTGGACTTAACTCAGCAGCAGGTAGTCTTACACCTTTTGATATTGATGGCACAACCATGACTATTGACATTAACATGATTGGAAACACTAACAAGTTTCTAGGTGATATATGGGCAGATAGTTTTACAGGATTTTATGAATTTACTGGAAACACTAATCTTTTTACAATTCAAGTTGACCCAAGTAATACTTATGGAGCAGATAGTTCAAATCAAAATATAGCTGTCACTGGTTCAGGTAATACATTCACTCTTAATCAAGGAACTACTGCATTAGCAGCTACTTTAGATTTAGATTGGATTATTCAAGGTTCTAATAATACAGTTACATCTAACATCAATATTGATGGTGCTACAAACTACATGGATATAGATGGTAGTGATAATACAGTTAATTATACAGGTACAGGTGTTACCTCTTCAGCAGGTGGATATTTTTACTTAGACCATACAGGTGGACAAAGAACATTTAATATTCAACAACTGAGTACACAAGACAATGACTGGCTTAAAATCATATCAATTGGTGGTAATGCTACTTCTACTGTGTGTGTTATCCAAAACGACCAAGGTACAAGCACAAGCTGTTGATATTGGAGACATTTCTGAACTAAATGGTTCAGCACAAATAGTAAGAGACGAGCCACTAGATGCTACCCTAGAATTTGCTATACAAAGCAATGATGAAGCTATTACATCTAATGGCAGAATGGCTATTACATTTCTTGATGATTCTGTTGTAAAACTTACAGAACACTCACAACTATTAATAGATGAATACATCTATGACCCTGACCCATCTAAATCTAAGATGGCTCTTACCTTTGGATTAGGAACAGCAAGGTTTATCACAGGTAATCTAAATAGAATAGATAAACAAAATATTAAGCTAAAGACACCTACAGCAAACATAGCTATACGTGGCACAGATTTTACAGCTACAGTTGATGAGTTGGGCAGGTCATTAATAATACTTTTACCTGATGCTCTAGGATTGTCTAGTGGAGAAATTGAAGTTGTAACTGCTATGGGTACTGTTTTATTAAATAAGCCTTATCAAGCAACTACAGTCAGTGTGTTTGAATCTAAACCTAGTGAACCAGTCATATTAGATTTAACATTAGACATTATTGATAATATGTTAATTGTCACACCACCAAAAAAAGAGATAGATATTACAGAAGAAGTTTCACAAAACTCAAAAGAAAACATTTTAGATTTTAATGATTTAGACATAGATTATCTTGATGAGGACTTTCTTGGAGAAGATGAATTAGAGTTCACAGAATTAGATATTAATTACCTTGATACAAACTTTCTTGAAGATTTGTTAAATGTATTAGACTCTCTTGCTATTAGTAAAGATGAAGATGTGTTGGCTGATACAGGTGGCATAGATATTAAAGGTACTAGAGTTGGTCAAGACCCTGACACACAAATAACAACCTTAATAGCTGGTGATGTGATTAGTGTAAGAAGAAGTGTTAATGATTCTGTACGTTTAGACTTAAATGGTAATGATGCTTATACTCTTATTATCATACAAGATGGTGTTTCTAATGTTGTTAAGATTAATGGTGGTGGAGATTCAGTAATTACAATAACACAGAGTGAATAAAATAATTTAATTATTATTCCAAAATGGGTTTACATCTGCATCAAAATAAACGATAATAGTTGTATAAAATGAAAAACGCTTTAAAAAGCAAGGAAAAATAAAATGACAAACTTAAACGAAATCAAAAACAAAATTTCTAAATACGACTGGATGACTTATTCAGAATATAAAAATCTTAAACAAGAAATTTTCTCTCTTGATGATGATTCAATATCAGAACTATATAGCACCACTATGGATATCATAGATGAAAGAGAGACTGAACTTTACTTTCTAGAAGCAGAAGCAGAAAGAGATATGAAAGATTGGTATGCAAGAACTAAATATTTCAAAAAACTTTACAGCAAAGTTGCAAGATATATGGATGATTTATTTACTAAAGAAATGGAATCAGAAGCAAAAAAAACAATAGAACAAAAACTACAAGAAACTGATACTGAAATCTTAGTTAAATATCTAGAATTTATAGAAGACGTAAATAATAAAGTTTCAACTCTATCTAAAGAAGAAAGAGAAAAACATATATATATCTCAAAAGGTATTTTGTTTGCAAGAGGTTGTTAATTTTAGCCAAATATTAAAGGGTCTTAATTGACCCTTTTTTTATGCTATTATTTTGTGATGAAAAGATTTCTGATTCCGATAGTTATACTACTATCACTGCCACTTATATTCCAAAGCACACCAACTGAAATTATAAAACTAAGAACCTTTGATGCGTTAGTAAAACAATACGAGCCATCAGGTAATTTTGCTATCTTAAATATCACAGAAGAAGATGTAGAAAACGAAGGTGGCTATCCTTTTCCAAGAAGAAGATTAGCAGAAATACAAGTAGATTTGATTAATGAAGGTGCTATTGGAGTTGGGTGGGTAATATCTTTTCCACAAGCAGATAGAATGGGTGGTGATGAAGTCTTTGCTACAACATTAGGTTATGTACCTTCTGTCTTAGCTATGTTTGAAGATAACAGTGGTAATTACCCAAAACCTACAGGAACTGTTGTCAAAGGCAACCATGTTAGTGGTATAGTATCTATGGGAGTTAAGGAAAACCTGAACACTCTTAAAGATAATACATTGCAGGGTCTAGCCATTGCTCCCACCGAAGTTGACCAACTTGTACGCAGAATCCCACTACTTGTAGGCACACCTAATAAGGACTGGATTCCTGCATTTGGCACACAAATCTATAAAGCATTGTTTGGTGTAAAAACTTACATTATAAAAACTAATGATAATGGTATAGAGGAAATATCAATCAGAGGAATACCACCAGTTAAAACAGACAGTCTTGGTCGTAAGTGGATAAGTTGGGTAGATAC